GTGAAATGTCGAGAAAACATAATGTTTCCTTTCGACCAGTCGGTAAGTCAGACCTAGCATTATTAGCAAGGTCTTCGGTACCCAACAGAAAGTACAATTCTCGGTTTTTCTCTATTGAGAAGATCGATGATGGTACTCTAAATAAAGGAGACTTATTCATTTATGATCCGATAGTATATGCTGCCTTTGGCGATGCATACTTCGATCATACATTGAATATGGTTAATCTGAAAGTTCGGAGGGAAATTCCCTTTCCGAGCTTTTTGAGAAAACCCCTTTACAAATTTATTAATTCCAATAGGAAGATCAAGAGGGTAGAGTCCTTACGGACTTCTTACCCTTCTTACTTTCCACGTGGTCGCGTTCCGGGTAGCATGGGATTGGAAGCTTTTCGTAAGCTATTATCCAATTCAGGTTACCCGAAAGACAAGACCTTATTGAGGTTAATAAAGGAGGCTACAGGAATCGAATTTCGATTCCTTCTTCCGATTCCAGTGGCGACAGCTGAGCTGATACGCTGGATGCTTGACAAAGATTATATGTTCTTTCGCCCTTTTCAATTAAAATTGAAGAGGACTTTAGAGCGAATCGATGACATGTATCGCAGTGTTCAGTTCTTGTCCCAGATTATGAATTCTCCAATTTGGAAATCCAAATTCTGGGATTTGGCGACACTGGACCCGCAAGGCCTTATTAACCGTCTTGCGAAGTTTTCCGATGATTGCAGAACTAAAGCCATGAAAGATTCAAAACTCTTTATTAGAGATTTGCCTTTCTTGGTCTTACGTAATTTGCATCGTCGAATACTTCTCAAGGCGAGTTATATTAAACGTGCTCTGCCCCCGCCAGTCTCTTTCACAGATCAATTTGATCAATGTGTAGAGAGACAGACGCGGCCACAGCATGTCGACGTCAAACCTTTCCAAGAGTGGTTTGACGGCTACGTTCACGAGCACCTTCCAAAGAATGGAGTTGAGATTAGCATTTATAATGCTCAAACCTCTACTTCCGCTTGTTTGGAGCGTTCTCGCTTAGAAGGTGGAATTACGAAAATGTACTTCCATATCGCAGGTTATCAAATCATGCGCTGGCAATTAAAGCCGGATGCGCAAAATGATATTGATAAAGCTGGGTATGAAGATACATATTCCACCGTTCTAGCCTCATTGAATATGAAATGGGATCAGGCGAAGGAGATGGCCTATTTTTGGCAACTCCGTAAACGCAAGAACCAGTTTCATATGACTGTTGAAGAATTCTTTAAAGAAATTTTTGACTTTGAACAAGTTCCAATACTCGTCAAGGCGCTATATTATGGTTCATTGAACCTAATAGCAACCATGGCGAGAGGAGGTTACTTTGTATCACCGTTAACTATTCCTGAAAAGGGTAATAAGACCCGGGTAGCTTACATAGCTCCCGCGGCAATTATTTATATTTCTTCGATAATGAGGAATTCTATCAGTTGGTTGTTATATTCAGACCAGCGAACAGCATCTGCCTTTTCGGCAGACCCTTACGCACAAGCTTTGAAGCTACGTTTGCGTAAAGGAGAGCTGTATCGTAGCCAGGATTTAACTACTGCAACTGATAACCACCCCTTCGAGCTCACTTTTACAGTGTACTCGCAGGCGTGGTCTATCTCAAAACAGTACCTCCCGTACGGTCTAAAGGACGCGGCAAGAGTGATCTGCGGCAAGCATATTTTTATAGATAAAAAATCTATGAATATCTTGTTTAGGCAGACATCTCTTCCGTCCGTCCAGGGCATGCCCGAGGTTGCTTTGAGACATAAGAATCTTTTTCTTAATAGCGGTTTTTCATTACAAGATTTGTACGAAACTCAAACGTCTTCCCGATTTGGCGCCTATGGCGCACAACGGATTGAAGATTTGTTTAGTAATCGACAAGTCTTGTTGATCAATGCTATTAAGGAATTTGAAAGACCTTACAAAACCGAATTTCCGGACAGTGTAAAAGCCAAGAGAGGAGCCCCTATGGGCATACCCTCTTCTTGGCCAATTTTACCTCTTGTCTCGATTTACTGTTTTGAAAAGACTTTAGATTCTCACGGGAAGGGCAGTTATAAGAACTACCAACGCATAGCCACTATTGGCGATGACGCTGTTCTTCCCTTGACAAGATCAGAATCTTTAACGTACACTGAATACCTCGAGTCGTTAGACTCGAAGGTTAGTGCGTCAAAAGATTTTTTACATCCCGAGATCGGTTTGTTCGCAGAATTAATTTTCGGCGCAAACGGGCCACTCGGGATAGGATCTATATCAAACATTATCGGGACCAAAGGAGGTGCTAGAACAGCCAACTGGGCGTCCGCGTACCCTTCAATTGAAAATGGAGGTAAGTTGAGAAGATACGATTATTCATCGTATGTTCCTCTTATCTCCCGTTTTCATCATGAATGGGAATACGCGCGCAAGTTTCTGCCTATATCAGCTCCTTCGGACTTCGGTGGTTTGGGAATTTCTTCTTATGAGTCAGACGAGACTTATTTAAGGGCTTTGTATGAAAATACAGACCCTTTCTCGCTAACTCTACGAAAACCTTTCCAAATCACTTCAGAGAGAAATCTTTCCGATTATGTCTTCTTCGCTCAAGACCTATCCGTACAAAACGAGATAGAGCTTAAGCTAAGGAAACTAGTTTACAGCGGTCAGGAAATTCCTGACGGATGGGAACTAGTCAATGCACAGCGAGCTAGAGCTGTAATTCAGTCGAATTTAAATATTAAGAAATTAATTTTAAATCCTCCAGTTGCTAACGAAGTAAGGCGACCCAATATTATTGGCGCAATACATCGTTATCGCGAAGTACAGTCTAAGCTTCCTGCCTCTGATTCGACTCTGTCTTGGACAGAGCTTAGATCGAGGTTACCCAAGTTTCTTATATCGGGTAATGCAGAGAGGCACATCGACGATAGTAATATCTTCGGTACGTTTGAGGCCTTTGGCGGTGTCGTATATTCAGGTAATAAACCTTTAGAGTATACGTCCAAGAGTTTATCTTGGGACGCCGCATTGCCATCTAACGCCGGAAATTACTTCCTCGGTGAGCCACCCCTATTCCAATAGGAGAGCCTAATGGCCCCTTTTCTATCGCTCAATTAAAGGCGTAATTACGTGCTGCATTGCAGATCACGTATTATCGCCCGAGCGAGAATGCTAC